TTATTTCTTTTAGCCATGATGGGTAGTTCTCCACTAAAGCGTCTGCTGACGGGTGCCTCCCGCCTCTACGCATTTCATATATCTCTGTAAGCCACGCCTGAACCTCGCGAGAACGTTCTTGGAACTCGTACAATGCTGTGTTAAGGCTCTCATCTGCACCTAGCTCTACATCGTAGAACTGCTGGTTGGGGCTCAGTACGAAGCCAGTGGCTGTCTTGTTTACCCAAGCCCTACGGTCGTCCTTAGTTTTCATTACGTAGTCTCCTGTTATTCTCTTTTACTAAAAGAAATCTAGACTCTTTGTCTAGAAGTAGGGTAGGACCATTGTGTCCGTTTATAATAACCCCTGCGTACTTCCCGTCCTTAGACTCCCAGTATACTCTATCCATCGCGTTCTCCCGGTGGGTTCCACCACTGATTAGGCTCTAGCCGCATCCACAGTAGCCGTGCGTTCTCTATTAACGCCTCTTTAGCGTTATCTTCCCCGTAACCTTGTATGTACAAGGCTAGGGCCACAGCGTAGTACTCCTCCTCAGTCTCCACTTGAGCACCCTCGTAGGCCCATTCTGCCTTCTTGGCCCCAATTCCCGGAACTCCCGGTATGTTATCCGTAGTGTCTCCCTTTAGGAGTTGGGTATAGAAGCAATGCATAGCCTCTGACTCAGGCATGAAGTACTTGATATCCTTAACAAAGTTATAGTGCCACCCCGGGACCATATCAAGGTCCTTATCGGTAGATGCTATAATGGTAGAGTCGGGGTCTTTGAGGTACATGGCGTAGTGGCTGTACGCTACTACATCATCCGCCTCCTCGTCCACAGACCACACCGTTGGGTACTTGTTCTCAAGGTACTCCTTAATGGCAGGGCCGTGTACAGGTTTATGGCTAGGGTCGCGATTCCCCTTGTAAGGACGGAGCGTAGCGATGCCCTCCCTGAAGTTTGTATCTCCAGAGAGGTGCATCACTAGATCGTCCGAGCGGAGGATTTCTTTAGTCTTTTCCACCATGGTCTTTGCGTTGTATAAAGCATTCTCGACAGGCTCTAACTCCCGTTGCTGCTCTATAACGCGCTGGTCAATCCCTTGGCTCTCGCAGTAGTCGTTCGCGGACTTCTTGTTCTCGAAGTACTTAAACTCTCCCTCTCCGTCAGGTATGTAATACCGGGCCTTCTCGGCGGCGAAGCCAGCCCGGTACACTACTATGTCCCCATCGAAGTGAATTCTCATTGGAGATACCCCAAGTCCGTATCCGGCGGGGCCTCCTCTTGAGGGTTCTCCTTGTAGAACCATTGCCATGGCTCGTTAGTCAAGGTAACGTCCATTACAGCAGCCGCGTTAACTGCCTCTGGTAAGGCCGGAACCTTGAGTTCCGTTATGGTAGTCTCCTTGTTCACAACCTCATACCACGAAAAGTAATCTGCTCCGTCCCGCGAGATATACTCCTCGTCATTCGGCGTAGTGGGGACCACTACGTAGTGATTATTCTCGTAAAGAGTCACTTTAGCCCTGCTCCGAGGTGGCTATACGCTGCTCTACGAACCGATCAGTGATCTGGTCTACGAACTCAAGAAGCATATCCAACTTCTTGCCCTTAGCCGCGTTGCCAAAACTCAAACAGTCCTGCTCAAGGGCGGCTGTAACTAGGGAGATAGCGTCGCGCTGAGAGGCTGAGAAGTTGATACGTGGGCCAGTGACTTGCTTGTCATAAGCATCCTTATCTTCCCAATACTTGTCCCGAGCATTGCCTCTAGCTTGTGTGGCCGCCGGAGGGGGCGGTGCCGCGGCTACTTCTGTAGCGGCTACCTGCTCGATAGACGACAAGTCTACGTTCTGGTTACGACCCTTCTGTTCAAAGGTGAACCGGATATTATCTCCTGTGGAGATTGAGGGTTTGTCTGACCCGGTACGAAAGTACCGCGAATCCCCGTCTAGTTGAAACGACCAAAGATCAACTGCCCCATTGGGGCCCTTCCAGTTGAAACTTGATACTTCTGCTACTTGTCCTACTGCTGTTTGTGACATATATGTCTCCTTTGCTGAAAATTTAAGGTAGGACGCCCCAGTCCGGCGTTGTACGTGGCACCGGGAACTCCCAGAACCCACAAGAAAGGGACGTCCTATACTGTTATAGTCGTAAAAACTCTAAATTTAAGACAATGCTTTAGCATTTTCTTTAATAATCCTCGATTCTTGACACTTGCTCGTCCGTAGCCATGTACTTTGTCTCGTCCTTACTCCCCCAGAACTCCCCAGTGGAAACCCCACACCCAAGAGGCACGGTAAGGTCAATATCGTACAGCTTCTTGGTGAACGTATACACGTCATCAATGAGGCACTGTTGGCTTAGGCGGTGAAATTCTTCCTTCTCCTCCTCTGGTAGTTCTACGACGATTGAATCATGGATAGTGTTAACAATTCGCGTCCTGAGACCTGCTTCTCTAGCTCGGTGCCAGAAGTGAACGAGAGCAATGGGGATAATTTCTGCCGTCGCAAAAGCTTGCACAGGGTAGTTGCAGATAGATGTTGAGTTGCGAACATAACCACTTCGCTCCATGGTTGTGTCAGGCCAATAATAGCTAAGCCCCCACTCCGTCCGTAAACTTCCCGTGTCAAGGACTGTATCAACCCAACGCTGCTGTGTGCTAGTAATTCCGTCATATGTTTGCTTAAAGTGCTCGTAATAGCGCTGTTGGGCGGGAGTGCCTGACGTTCCACCATAAAGCGGTTTGAACGTATGAGCCTTTGCGTCTTGCCTACTGACACCAATAATTCCAGCCGACACGTTATGAACGTCAAGTCCGTTACGGATATCTCTGATCGCAGTTCTATCCCTTCCAAGGTGTCCTGCGACCCCGAACTCAAGGGTTGCCCCGTCTGTCTCCCCGACGAGCCACCCGTCCATTGATGCGCGAAAGAGTGGTTTGTAGGCCCTCGGAAGGTTGTGGAACTGAGTGCTGTACTTAAGTCCTGTGCTAGAGAGTCTATGTGTTCTTGTAGTGGACTGATTAAATTGGGCTTTAAGGCGTCCTCCGTCCATGTCAAGACAGTCCTTAAACTTTCGTAAGTACTTGCTAAGTTCATTGTATAACTCCTTATATTTTGCGTACTCTTGGACGAAGGTACTTTGTTTAGTTGTCGCGCACTTCAACGAGGCTATCGTCCCCGCGTCGGTCTTACGTCCACCTTTGGGTGTCCGGTCGTTGTGCCAGTTCCCGCCTCTGTTTATTCTTTTCTCCTTAAACTTAAGAATGTCGTACAAGTACTCCCCCATCTGCTTGGGGCTATTAAGATTGATGCCGCCGGTAAAGTTGTGCAACTTCTTCTCCTGCTCACCAAACTCAAGCTCTACCGACTCTAACCTTGTACGTACAAGGTCGTCGTCCAATTGCATACCATTCTTCTCTATATCAGCAAGAACTGGAGTGAGTAAACACCTATTGTACATCACTGGGAGGAGGTGGCCGTCCTCCATCATATCGGCAAGTTGGTCCTGAAACAGCCTATCCGTAAGCTCTACGTCGCGTACACCGTAATCTTCCAGCCACGTAGAGGGGATATCTTCGGTGGGGATGCCTGCTTTTATCATCTTGGAGACTATGCTCGACTTCCCCTCCCCGTACCTCCGCTGAGCGCACGCCTCCAGCGATAACTGGCCCCCCACGTACCTGTTTCCTCCTAGCACGTAGTCGCCTAGCATGGTATCCCACACCAAGATACTTCCAAGATCTATTCCGCATCGTTCAAGCCATTGTAGCTCAAACTTAGCGTTATGGGCGACGATGAAATCGGAGTGATTAACAGCTTCGACAAGCTCGTCAAGTCCAAATTCGCCAGCCCACTTTGTTCGATAACTATGTCTAAGTATATCTTGCCCGTCCCCGCTTCGCGACTGCTGCGTATTACTGCTTCCGTATCTCCAAACTGAGAGGATGATAGAATTGTCAGGGTTGAGTGCAGATCCTTTATCGAGATTGGTTGTCTCAAAGTCAAGCGTAATGTAGTTTTCACTGTAATATACCTCCGGGTCAGGGTTAGTTAAGAAGTCAGGCAGCACTGTACGTCTCCTTATACTCCTCCATAATGGTCTGAAATAGCTTAGGGGTATACCCAATGTACTCCGCACACACGTTAATGTACCCCTTACCCCACTCGTCACAGTGAGAGTGGCCGTGAATGTTTACTCTCCCGCGAAGTTCTCCGGGGTGGATAGGGAAGTGAGACAGCCACGCACCCTTGTACGCAAACCCCCCGCGCACGTCAGAAAAGACCGCGAGGTACGCCATAGCGTTGAACTCGTCGTGGTTCCCTCGCACGAGAATCTTCCTCCCCGGCAAGTCGTGAAAGCGGGTAAGACCTTCGAGGGTCATCGCGGCGTCACCCATGACATACACCACATCGTTCTTTCCTACCACTCCCTTCCAGTTTTCGCAGATAAAGTTAGAGTGTTCTGCCTCATCTGCGAATCCGTCCCTACTACGGAACTTGTGAATCCTCTTATGGCCGAAGTGTAGATCTCCGATCATATATACGTTACTCATACTATCCCTCCTATCGTACTTGTGTGTGGGTCCACGCGAACAGGGAAGAAGTCGTGCTTCCCGCTGCGCTTGTTCTTAGGTAAAGAGAGAATCCTCTTACCCGAAGCCACGTCCTCGTATGTCCCACCTATTCCAATCATTACGTCAGCTTGTGCAGGAACGCCAGTATTGGAGGAGTCCACGTCGCCCATTTCCAATACAGCCCTGTTGCTTGCGCTATCCCCTGCTTGAGTAACAGAGATAACCAATACGTCGTGCTTCTTGCCGATGTTACGTGCGGCAGTAGCCGCTTTCTCCAGTTTCTGTACAAAGTGATCCTCCGCCACATTAATGTTGCGTAGCTGGTCTATGAGCAAAACCTGCGGTTTGTACTCTAAAATCAGTCTCTCTATCTCTCTAGGGGTGCCGGGACACATGGACGCTAGTATCAGGTTGTCATACCCCGCCTCCCGCGCCGCAGCGTCGGCGTGCTCAGGGTGATCGAACACCTCGTACTTGGTCATCCCAGATAGCCGCGAAATTACCCGTAGGGCAACGTCCGGCACCGGGTCCTCGTTTCCGACGTATAGTACTGTCAAGTCTTGGGCTAGAAAGCCCGCTATAGCGTTGACAAGGAACATTGTCTTACCCATTTCTGGACGTGCGAACACGACGATGTGGTGTCCGGGCAGACACCCCCCGTCCAGCCGCTCATTCAGAGACTTAGGCCACACCTCAATAAGATGACCCTCTTGGTAGTTCTCCGCTACCATAGAGGCTACGTCCTCCCCCCTGAATATGGTGTCACCGTCCTCAGTCCCGATTGAGTCAGCCGAGTCCCACGCCGTATAATCGTCTATAAGCGGCGAGACAATTTCCGAATGCTGCAAAGAGGCAAGGGCAGAGGCCAGCTTATTTCCTGCGGCCTCGCGCTTAACAGCTATGTAGTCGTGAACCACGTTCTCCGGGCTGGCCTGTTCTGAGGCTATGTCAGCTATCAGGGTAGTAAATGTCTCCTTGTGCTTGGGGTTAGACAAGGACCGGGCTACGTCCCGCGCCAGAAGCTCCGGGTCGCACTCTGCGGCGTCCCGGTCCCTGTCATAAAATGCCTCAATGTGGGTCAGAATAATCTTACCCTGCTCCGATAGGTCTCCATCCTTAAGATGCGGGGCTACTGTGTCGTAGGCTACCCTATCTGCAATCATTGCGCCGATCAGGCCGCGTTCACTCACTTAGTAATTCCTTCAAATCATTCTCCTGCATATCTTTCAAATCCTTCTCCAGTATCAACACACTACTACGCTCAAAGTTCAGGGCGTAGGTCTTGTGCAGCTTGAGGGCCTGTGTGGTAGCGTCAGCATCTAACGCCCACCTGATCCTTCGGTAGTAGGCAGCTATCTCCGCAATCGTCTCAGGAGAGCCTCCAGAGCCGTTCAGCGCGATTGTATCCACGTACCTACTACCCCGTAAGGCAGAGGATATGTCCTCCACCACGAGCACCTCAGAGCGTCTGGTGGCAGTATCCTTCCTGTACCAAGAAGTGTGGGGGCCTGTCTCCTCCATGTGGGTTAGGGACTTAGGTAGAGCACCAGAGTAGGAGCGCAGGACATATCCGCGACGCCTGCCCACTGGCCCATAAATAGGGAAGGCCGCCCTGCCAGTGCCTTTTTGCTTCATAACCCCGCCCCTGTCTAAGTGGGCGGGGCTAAGACCTCCCCTTTTCCACAAACAATCCATATCCGTATTGGATAGGTGCTCAAGGTTAGGAGTAAAGACCTCAGCCTTACGCTCTTTTCCCCCGAGTCGCCCCGATGAGGGGTCGGAGCTTGTACGTACAAGGTTAGTCGCTCTACCGGCCACCATACCTTGCACGCCGCAGTTGGCGCGGAAGCACTTAAAGAGCACACCATCCGTGGTGCGGGTAATGGACATACACCTCTCCGATGTAGATCCTCCCCCGCACTCCGGGCACACGATGCGCGCTTGTTCCCCTATCTCTAGGTCAGCACCTACTAGCTTAAGGTCATTCATCAGTTACCTCTGGTACATCAATCCAATCTGACTAATAATGTGAAATATGTACTGTTAATCCATGTTTTCTGGCAAGGTCTATCATGTGTTTTGTACCACGAGATTTACCGTCCCAGAATGCAACGAGTGTGTCCGCTTTAGTAGCCATTAATTCGTTGCGTTTGTATCCAGCAGATCGTCCATACTTGCTCCATTCTGCTGGGTATCGTTCAACACTATATCCGTTTAAGTTGGCCCATTTTTCTCCTAGTTGATCAGCCCCTCTTGCGGTACCAGAAATGACTACAGTATCTGAAGTGATAGTTAAGCACTTCATAAAAGTTGACATGTGGTCTATGCTGTTAAATCCACGGCTACCAGCAATTATAACTCTCATCTTATCTCTCCAATTAAAACAACACTCACAGAACCCCAGCAAATATGTATCTTGGCCATCCATGCAATTTTAGTGTTTTTTGGTGTCGCACCTCTTAGCCCTTGAATGTCCACTAAAATACCTCCTTCAAGGCCCAGATAACGGTGATGAACCCTAGGGCTAGAATACTCCCCCCTAGGAAAGACATATATCGCTCCATGCGGCGCACTCTACGCCGGATACGTCGTTGCTCTTTAGTCATTGTAGTCATCATCACACTCCCCTGTGGGCCAGTCCCCGAAAGAGCCGGGGTGGCATGGTTTATAACATTTGATAGGCTCGTAACTGTAGCCCACGTCACCTTGTATGTACAAGGTAGACATTAACCCAGCTAGTAGCCCTATGACCGCTAGAAAGCGTGCATAGTGCATAGTAATACTCCTCCTCATTGTCTACTTGTTCTAGCTCGAACTTCGTAGAGTAGTAATTATCGTCGTCGTTTACTATATATAGTCGTAAACTATTCAGATTCAGACATACATCTGAGAGAATTACGTATTCTAGATGTATATTTACGTACTGTTGCCTCGCTGTGGTTCATGTGCGAGGCTATCTCCGCAACAGTCATTCCCTCCTGCCAGTGCAGCACGTACACTAGCTGGAGCATCGGAGACAATGCACTGGCGCACTCGTCCACTACGTAGGCTGTCTCCTCCGCTATCAACAGTTCCTCCGGGTCTGATAGGTCCTGTTGGAAGCGGTCATAGTAGGCTACATCCTGCCCATCGTCGTCTATTTGAGCCTCCAACTCACACTCAAAGGTAAGGTCAGGGCGCTTATCCGCTTGTTCTCTGCGAACCCTGTCCTTAGCCACGTTACGCGAGACTGCCCCAAGCCACGTTATGAGCTTAGACCGTCCCTCAAAGGACTCCATACTTTTCCAGACTTGCTCCCACACGTCTTGCGCACAATCCTCTAAATCCTTTGACTTAATGTAAGGGATGACCGATAGGATACCCTCCCGCACTACTTTTTGCCTTGTACGTACAAGGTTTACGAACTCTGCTTCTTTACTTGTCTCCATCTATAACCTCCCACTCGTCGTTATAGAACACAAAGAAAGGTATCCCCCCCTCCTTGTACTGGTTAATAACAAATTGGGCGGAGAGAAGGTCTGTTACTATACCCTCTCTAGGCACCTCGCGCATATAGCAGTTAGATACTACCACATGATCCCCGACACGTGGTCTTTTACTACGTTTCATCAGACCATCTCCCTGATACGGTTGTGTACGTCATCCAGTCCTGCTGCGGAGCCGGTTGTCCCGTAACCACTCCCTAGTGGGCTGGCTGTACGCTACTACATCATCCATTAAGGTCCGCGATAGCTCCGGCATACTTTCGGAGGGTTGTTCCCTCGATTCCGGGCGCTGTATTGACCTCGTAGACGGTAGCGCGACTGTTGCGACGCGTGTACCCGATATCGGCTGCGCCGAAGTCAAGGTTAAGCGATTTAATTGCTGCGCGGGCTTGCTCAATAACCACTTCTGGGCACTCGACTCCCTCTCGACAGAACACCCAGCCGTTTGGCGTGTTTCGTATTCTCGAATCAATTCCCTGTTCACCGTTTCTCCTCCGTTTCTGTTGAATGTCCAGTACCTCACCCCGCCATATGTGTACCCGGTACTCGTCGTACTTAGGCACGTACCTCGTATATAGGGGGGCTGGTGGTATATCGTCTCCCGGCTCACACACCACAATGCCTCTACCAGCACTGGCGCGAAGCATAGTGCGGCACACTATTGTCCACCCACGAGTGCTATACACGCGGGCCATAGCTTGGGAGGTCGTCCATCCGGGGACGGACACCCCCGCTTCCCACATAATCTGGGTAGCTGTCAGTTTGTTAGTAGCCAAGGCTACCTGTTCTGGCCGGTTAAGGTAGAAGCGGTCTGGAAACATTTGATTACTGCTACCCCAATTCACCACCACGTCCTCCTCTCGGGGCCGGAACCTTGTACGTACAAGGTTGACGCGTAATACACTAGACGCTTGCGCTAAGTCTCTAGCTGACCGGCTTCCCTGCCGGTATGGTTGGAGTCTAATTCTCATAGGTATACCCCCGATTCTCTCCATAGTAAAAGTCTGCTGCGCACCGTGGACACAGCGGGTCAAGGTCGCCGTTAACCCATATTACTTCGTCTGCGTCTGACGCATAGATATTTCCTGCACACTGGACGCACCCTTTCCCGGCCTTGTCCATAAACTCCTCCTCCGGTATCCATACACCGTGGGGGCCGGGGACCATAACCGGGTCATGGGATTCCTTTGGGGCGGGCAGCAGGTTAACCACAGGCTTGTCAAACGGTATCTCGTTTGACGGAGCGTGGGTGGTACACACCTTACACACTATCAGCGGGGAGCCCGTGCAGAGGGCCTTAGAGGTGATAGGGCGCACTACCCAGTCTCGCTTAGTTCGGTCCCCCTCTACAAACCTCTTTGCCAGCCCGTAGATCACCGCCTCCCCACCAGTCTCGCGTAACTTCCCCACCAAGGCCAACCTACCGTTTTGCCCCAACATTGAGTAGTTCGGAGAAAAAGTGTATCGGTCCTCTACCAAGAAGTCGTGCTCCAGCATCAGTTCTTGAGCGCGCACTGGCACTTGCTGCTTTTTGCCACCTATTTTTATTGTGTTCGAGGACGGATGGGGGGTAACGCTCGTCAAGGGCTTTCCCACAGGGTCGGGTTCCTCCCTAGTAGGCCACGACTTTGAGTAGTCCTTACCCTTCGTGCCCCTGTCATACCCGTACCCGTAAGTGTAGTAGTGGGTGGCACTGTACAAGTCAACCTCAGAAATCTCAGGGACTAGGGTCCCATGTTGAAAGGTCAGTATCTGCCCCGGCTTAGGGTAAGCTAGAGTCTTGATCGTCAGCTTATTCCGAGCCAACAACCAGTGCATCATTTCCGGCTCACTCGCGATAAAGATAGTGTCCTGCCCCTGCACGGATGCTAGGTGTAGGGGTCTGTCGTCGTTACGGACAATGTTCATTGTATTGTCCCTAGAGTCGTGCCACACCAGAGCAAAAGCACCGGACAGCATCGGAATCACGTCCTTTGCGGAGTGCTTTGCGAAGTTGTGGGCAATGGTATGACTGTCATTAACTGCCCCACACATATGCTGAGACATAGGCAAATCAGCGGTGTAGTACAGAGTACCGTTATGCACAAGGGTTATTGGCCCCTCCTGAAAGGGATGAGCAGCGTCTACTGTGACCCCACCAACGGTAGCCGCCCTATTATGGGCTATAGCGGCGAACACGTCGTCACCTTCTCCCATCATCTGGTCAAAGTCCTCGTTGCCCGTAGTAAACGAGTACCCGTCACAGACCTGCTTACACCACCCGGGGCTAGTTCCCTTTTCGTGGTCAGCCCCTATGGCAAACGCGCCGGTACTGTCGTCACCGCGTAAGGTGTTTGCAACTATAGCTTGGTTCAAATACTTGAGCCTAGCCGTAGCCCCTATCCTCTTTTCGGTGGTTATGTATCCTACTATTCCGCACATTAGTTGTATTCTCCTTCGTCGTCTAATGATTCATACCCCTCATCCTCATACCGTTCCACAGCCTCTGTAAAGTCAGGCAAAGGTAATGAGTACTCAGGCCGCTGCCCCCGTACCCGGTGGTACATGAGGGGGTCTACACTTACATCGTCAGCCTCAGCATTACTGTCCCA